CCAACGAAAAGGTGACTATATAAAAAAATATGGCTTTGAAAACTGGACACCTGACATGCAATCATATTGTGAGAATGATGTTGAAGTAACTTACTTACTGTATGTAAAAATATTACAACAAAGATATTCCTCAGAAGCTATAGAACTAGAACATAAGTTTGCTCATTGGATTAGAAAACAAGAACGTCAAGGAGTAAATTTTGATTTAACTTCTGCTGAAAAGTTATTTGTTTTCTTAACTAAACAAAGGCTTGAGTTAGAAAATAAATTAACAAAGGCTTTTCCGCCAATAGAAAAACATACAGATACATTAGTACCAAAAAGAGACAATAAAAGATTAGGTTACAAAAAAGGTGTACCTGTAAAAAAATTTAAAATGGTTGAGTTTAATCCAAACAGTAGAGACCATATAGCTGAACGATTAATACTTAATTATAAATGGAAACCAACAGAGTTTACACCAACTGGTAAGCCTGAAATAAATGAACGGATATTAAAAAAATTAGAATATCCTGAAGCAAAACTTTTAGCTGAGCATTTTATGTTACAGAAAAGATTAGGTCAGCTATCTGACGGAGAACAATCATACTTAAAATTAGTTACAAAGGAGAATAAAATACATGGAAAAATTATTACAAATGGTGCGGTCACAGGTAGATGTACTGCGAACTCACCTAACCTTCAACAAGTTGTCAGTTCCTCAAGCCCATACGGTAAAGAACTACGTAGTCTCTTTACTGCTCCTAGTGGTTTTGCCATGCTTGGTATTGATTTTAGCGGTTTGGAACTTCGTGTTTTGGGCCACTATCTTCACAGTTTTGACAGTGGCAAATTCATTAAGGAGTTATTGGAAGGAGATATCCACACCGTTAACCAACAAGCAGTTGGGCTTAGTACAAGAAATCAAGCTAAGACTTTCATCTATGCTTACATATACGGTGCAGGAAATGAAAAACTCGGTCTCATTACTGAGGGAAACAGTAGAGAAGGAAAACGATTAAGAGATAACTTTGAGAAAAAATTACCTGCTCTTAAATATCTAAAGCAAGCAGTCAGTGATGCATACCACAACAAAAAATTTTTGAGAGGATTAGACAATCGCAAGTTAATGTGTCGTAGTGAGCATTCGGCTCTAAACACACTTATTCAATCAGCAGGAGCAATAATAGTTAAGAAGGGAACAATCATTCTTAATGAAAAATTACAAAAGAATAATTTTGTATGGGGTGAAGACTACGCAATGGTTCTTCATGTCCATGACGAGATGCAATTTATTGTAAAGAAAAATCGTGTTGATGAATTTAAAACTATTGCAGAAAGTATTTTTGAGGACACACGTCAAGCTATGAAATTTAGATGTAGGCTTGACGGTGAAATCAAAGTTGGCAGAGATTGGAGTGAAACACACTAAAGAATATGACATTGATTTTAAAAAAGATTTAAAGTTTGGTCTTCAGTGGGAAAACGAATTGAAAAAAATATTAGGTAATAAAAAGTTGGAAGTAAAGACAGATAAGAAATGGAGTAAGACTGGCAATATAGCAGTCGAAATAGAAAGTCGTGGTAAACCGTCAGGTTTATCTACAACAAAATCTGACTACTGGGCTTTTATACTTTGGCAAAAACAAGAAAAACCTAACATAATTCTAATACCTATAGATAGGCTACAAACTATTACAGGATATTATCAAAGAAAAAAGAAAGTAGTTATGGGCGGTGATGCTAATACATCAAAGCTTGTTCTTATACCGTTAGAAGTAATCAATGATTACGCAATACAAATTGAAATACAGGAAATGGTAAATGAAAAATACTCGGAAGAAAATAAACAAAGATAATTTTCCATATAAATTTTACTTATGTTGGTGGATAGACCCTGCAAGTGATAGTGCATGGCAAGACATAGAAGAAATCAAAAAGCAAGACGTAGGTAACTGTGTTACTTCAGGGTGGTTAATATCCAAAACAAAAAAGAAATACAAGTTTGTAGGTGACATCATAATTAATGATGACGGTACAATAACACAAGCAGGTAATTCAACGGTGATACCTGCATCTAATATAATTGAATTAGTGGAGATAAAGGAATGCCTAAAGTATTATTAGTAGATGCCGATATGTTAGCATATCGTATATCCTCAGCATTAGAAATACCTGTTGATTGGGGTAATGATGAATGGTCGTTACACAGTGACTTCAAAGAAGCAAAAAGATTATACGATTATCAAACTAAAAACTATCTAGAGTTTACAGAGACAGACAGAGCAATACATTGTTTTACTGACGGTAAACAAAATTTTAGAAAGATATTTGATAAAGATTACAAGGCACACAGAAAGACTGTAAGAAAACCTGTTTGTTATAAACCATTAAAAGATTATGTCATGCAAACACATGACAGTGAATTATATCCTATGTTAGAAGGTGATGATGTTATTGGTATATTAGCTACAGGTGACTACAAAGATAGATGCGTAATTTTATCAGGTGATAAAGATATGAAGACAATACCTGCAATACATTGTGACTTTGATGAAAATATAGATATCGTACCTAAACACATGGCAGATTATAATTTTATGGTACAAGTTTTGGTTGGTGATATTGCTGACGGATATAAAGGTTGTCCGTCTGTCGGTCAGGTAAAAGCTAGTAGACTACTAAATCCTACAAATAATTTTGAAGACAACTGGGATATTGTCATCAATGAGTATATTAAACAAGGATTAACAGTTGATGATGCCTACCGTCAAGCAACCTTAGCAAGAATACTACATAATGATGAATACGATTTACAAAATGGTGTAGTCAAACAATGGAGTTATAAATATGGACACTACAAAGACATTACAAAACGCACTGGAACTAGTTAATGGTGACAGAGCAAAACAAAACGGAGATAAAATAGTCAATCACGATAACATAGCAAGATTGTGGTCAGGTTATTTAACTAATAAATTTAGAGCAAATATAATATTAAATACTGCTGATGTAGCATTACTTATGGTATTGTTAAAGGTTGCAAGAACGCAACATGGTAAGTTTAATGAAGATGATTACGTAGATATATGTGGTTACGGTGGTATTGCAGGTGAACTAAAAGAAGCCTTAGATAAATTAAGTGACACTTTAGGAGAAAATAACAATAGTAATGGCCAGTAAACCCTTACTCACAGAGGAGTTAATAGCATATTTAGAGGAGTTATTTCCTGATAGATGTGCTGATATTAATGACAATGAGAGGACAATTTTCTATAAATCAGGCCAACGGTCTGTTGTTAATCACCTTCGAGAAGAATATAAAAAACAAACAGAATACGAGGAGACGGAATAATGTGTTTAGGCGGAAACCCAAGCCCACCACCTGCACCTGAACCTACCCCACCAACACCACCAGTAGTGAAAACTGCTACAACAGGAGACGTGCAAAATGCACCTGCTTCTGCTGAAGGAAGAAACTTAAAGATAGGTAGCGGTAAAGGTAATAAAAGATTAGGTAGAGGAGAACTTAGAATACCTCTAGCTACATCAGGATTAGTTGCAAGTGGAGTAAATTTTCCAACTAGTTAATGGCTACAGAGACTTATAGCTTAGGAACTACTGCCAATAAAGATGATAAATCTAATATTGAAAGTCAGTACGAAAAGCTGAGCATCAATAGAGAGACATATATTGAGAGAGCAAGAGAAGCATCTGAACTAACTATACCACATTTATTTCCGCCAAAAGGAGCAAACGAAGCAACAACATATCCTACACCATATCAATCAGTAGGTAGTAGAGGTGTTACTAATCTAGCATCTAAATTAATGTTAGCTTTGTTTCCACCTCAAGCACCATTTTTTAGATTAGATATTGATGATTTAATTTATAAACAATTAGAAGGTAATCCTGAACAAAAAGCTACAATAGAACAAGGTTTAGCCAAGATAGAAAAATCTATCATGGACAATATTGAAAGCAACAATGATAGAGTTGCAGTATACGAAGCATTAAAACAATTAATCATATCAGGTAATGTATTATTAAAATTAGGCGAACAAGGATTACGTGTAATTAGATTAGAAAACTACGTAGTTAAACGTGACCCTGAAGGTAAGATACTTACTATCATAATCAAAGAGCATATTTCTAGAGCATCTATTCCCCCTAAATTACAAAATGTTATTCCACAAGATATGGAAGACAATCAATTCTTGCACTTATATACATGCATTAAAAAAGCAAAAAATGGTTACGAGTTAATGCAAGAAATAAAAAAAGTAGAAGTATTAAAACAAAAATTTACAGAAGAAAATATGCCATACATACCACTACGATTTAATAGAGTAGACGGTAGTGATTATGGTAGAGGACATGTAGAAAGTTATATTGGTGATTTAAAATCATTAGAAGGACTAACAAGGTCTATATTAGAAGGCTCATCTGCATCATCTAAAATGTTATTTATGGTATCACCTAACGGTACTACAAGAGCATCATCAATAGCAAAAGCACCAAATGGTGCAATTATTGAAGGCCAAGCACAGGATGTTTCTGTATTACAAGCTAATAAATTTGGTGATTTTAGAGTAGCCTTAGAAGCTTCACAACGAATAGAACAAAGATTACAATTTGCATTTTTATTAAATGCATCAGTACAAAGACAAGCTGAGAGAGTTACGGCAACAGAAGTACAACTAGTTGCTAACGAATTACAAGATGCTCTTGGTGGTGTCTATGGCATACTAACAACAGAATTTCAGTTGCCTTATTTACAAGCAAAAATAGCTTTGTTAAGGAGACAGAAACTACTACCTGAACTTCCAAAAGATATTGTTAAAACAAAAATAATAGTAGGAATGGAAGCATTAGGTAGGGCTAGTGACAGAATAAAACTTTTACAATTTATGTCTGATTTAGCATCTACATTAGGTGCGGAAACATTAGCTAAATATGTAAACCTAAATGATGCTATTAAGAAGTTTGCAGTAGCAAACGGAATAGACACACAAGGTTTAATAAAATCACCTGAGCAAGTAGAACAAGAGATGCAACAACAACAAGCATCTCAAGCAGGTCAACAATTCTTAGACCCTAGAGTTATTACTAAAGCAGGTGAACTACTAAACAATAATAATCAGACCTTAACTGTAGATGAACAAGGTCAACCTACTATTGCTAATAAGGAGTAATAATGAGTACAGAAAGAGTAGAAATCAATCCTGATAATACAAATGAAAGTCTAGAACAATCAGCACAAAACTTACAAAAAGAAGGTTTTGGTATTACAGAAACAGGTACGTTATCTGACAAAGAAACTTCTACAACAGTTTCACAACCTGATACTGATATACAATCTTCAGAAGATAGACCTGAGTGGTTACCTGAAAAATTTAAAACTGCTGAAGATATGGCAAAGGCTTATTCAGAATTAGAAAAGAAACAATCTAGCCCACAACAACAAGAAGAAACACCTCAACAAAATACTACTGAAGAAGCACCACAAGAAGGTCTAACTTTAGAAAAATATTATGATGAATGGGTAGGAGAAGGAAGTTTATCTGAACAAAGTTATACTGAATTAGAAAATGCAGGATTACCAAAAGAATTAGTTGACGGATATATTGAAGGACAAAAAGCATTAGCAGACCAGTCTATAGGCAGAATGTATGATACTGTTGGTGGTGAAGAAAACTACAAAGAACTTATGGAATGGGCTTCTAATAATTTAAGTGAAGACGAACAAAATGCATTTAATGAGACTATTGATAATGGCTCACAACAACAAATGGATTTTGCATTACAAGGATTAATGGCAAAAGCAGGTATTGTTGGCACTGATACTAATACACAAATTTTACAAGGTGAAACAAACCTAAGTAATAATGATGTGTTTTCTTCTGTAGCACAAGTAACAGAAGCTATGAGTGACCCACGTTATGAAAAAGACCCTGCATATAGAAAATCAGTGTCAGAAAAAATCGCAAGGTCTAGTGTCCTATGATACAGTTATTAGGCGCAGTTACACCTATGGTATCTGCTTTATTTAAAACTGTAGATAAAGCCATAGATAGTAAAGAAGAACGTGAAAAAATAAAACAAACTATACAACAACAAGTTTTAGCAGGTGAGATGAAAGAACTTACTACTGCTAGTAATATAATTTTAGCAGAAGCTAAAAGCGAAAGTTGGCTAGCTAGAAATTGGAGACCATTATTAATGTTAATAGTGGTTTTGATTATAGCTAACAACTATTTACTTGTTCCCTATGCCAACGCATTTTTTGGTTGGGGAATATTATTAGAACTTCCTGATGCATTATGGACATTACTAACTATCGGTGTCGGTGGATATACGGTAGGTAGGAGTGCTGAGAAAGTAGCAGGAAAATTAAAGAAGGAGAATAATTAATATGCCTATGGGAAAAGGAACTTATGGTTCACAAAAAGGAAGACCACCTAAAAAGAAAAAGCCAAAATCAGCTATGGATAAAAAAGCTAAGATGATGCTTATGATTAAAAAGAAGAAATAGTTATGCCAAGTCATTACGGTAAGAAGGTTAAGTTATCACCTAAACAAATGAAAATTGCTAAGCAAGCACCGCCTTTTCAAAAAATTACTGGCGAAGATTTTGCAAAGCTAAAAATTAAAAAGAAAAAGAAGGTAGTAGTATAATGTCATTAGTAGAAAATATTAACAGAAGAAAGAAAAAGGGTATCTCACGTTCTAAAAAGAACTCTACCATTTCACCTGAAGCATATAGAGATATGCAAAACAAATGGAAAGACAAAGCTAAAATTAAAAAGAAGAAGTAATGTCGACTGACAAGCCACTAAATAAAATCTTAAGAAATCCTAATAAAAATAAAAAATATATGGTTTATGTAAGAGATAAATCATCAGGAAATATTAAGAAAGTATCGTTTGGTGACCCTAATCTCAGTATAAAAAGAAATAATCCTGAAAGACAAAAAAGTTTCTTAGCACGAATGGGTGCAGTATTAAAAAAAGTAGACGGTCAAAAGAATTTGTCACCTGCATATTGGGCCGTTAAATCTTGGAAAAAAGGAACTAAACTAGCATAGCATCATCCCTCATTAGAGAGATGCTTATTGAAACCCCAACAGTTTGCCTGTTACGACAGACAACAAACCCACTAAGAAAGTAGATAGGAAATACATAACAATAACCATAAAGGAGAATAATTATGGCAAACGCAACCCCAAGTAGACTAGGTTTAGTCAACAATACTGGTACGGCCTTTGACGCATTATTCTTGAAAGTTTTCAGTGGTGAAGTTCTTGCAAGTTTTCAACGTGAGAACCTCATGTTAGGTATGACCACCGTTAGAACTATTGCAAACGGAAAGTCTGCTCAATTCCCTGTAACTGGAAAGATAAGCGCAGGTTATCATACAGTAGGAAATGAAATCACTGGTTCAGCAGTGAAACACAACGAGAAAATCATCAACATTGATGACATGCTCGTAGCATCAGCATTTGTTGCTGAAATGGATGAATTGAAAAATCACTATGATGTGCGTTCAATTTACTCAAAAGAAATGGGAAGTGCATTAGCAAAGACTGTAGACCAAAACTTACTACAGTTAGCTATCTTGGCTTCACAAGCATCTGCAAATATTACAACTGACTTAAATGGCGGTTTAGAAATTACTGATGCAGACGCAAACACAAACATGGATAGTCTTATCGCATCTATCTTTGAAGGTATTCAAAGACTTGACGAGAATGACGTTCCAGATGCAGGTAGATACATTGTTGTAAACCCTGACATTTACTACAAGTTAGCAAACGTAGATAAGCTAGTCTCACGTGACTTCTCATCTAACAATGGTGACTTTGGTAAAGGTACAGTGGTAGCAATCGGTGGTGTGCCTGTAGTGAAATCAAACACTGCGGTAACTGCATTTGCTGATAACTCATCAGCAGTGAGTGGAACAAACAACACATATAATGTTGACGGCCAATATCACGTGGCTACTTTATTCCATTCATCAGCGATTGGTACTGTAAAACTTAAAGACTTAGTGCTTGAGACAACTTATGACCCAAGAAGACTTGGTACATTAATGACTGCAAGAATGGCAGTAGGCTCAAACGTATTAAGACCTGAGAGTGCAGTGTCTATCAAAACACAATAATAACCACAATGGGGGGATTTAGTTCCCCCCTTTTTTATTTATGAAACTTATTTATTTAATTGGTTTTATGTGCTTTCCGCCTGATGCATATAACGAACTAACATGTACTCCTTTAAAACAACAACACGAAACTGTTGCTAAATGTATTAAACAAGGAAACGACCTAGACGAAATTTTAAAAGACGAAGGAATAAGAGATTATCATTTTAAGTGTGTAGAATATGACAACAACAACAAGAACAACGGAGCTTGAAGCCGTAAATACTATTTTATCAACTATTGGTGAAGCACCACTGAACACATTATCAGGGTCTTTACCAGTTGACGGTACAGTAGCTATTAATATTTTATCTGAGATAACAAGAGAAGTACAAAGTGCAGGGTGGCATTTTAATACACATTATAAAGTTACCTTATCTAGAGATACTTCTAATAAGATACCACTAGCTACAAACATATTACGTGTAGAATTAGATAATAATAAATACTCAAGAGTACAATACGATATAGTACAAAGAGATAACTATTTATATAACTTAGCAAAAAATACAGACATATTTGATACTAACTTTGAGGATGTAGTAATTGTATATTTGTTACCTTTTAACGAAATACCTGAGCAAGCAAAAAGATACATCACAATAAGAAGTGCTAGAGTGTTCCACGATAGAACACTTGGTGCAAACGCATTACACAAATTTTCTACAGAAGACGAAGCAAGAGCATTAATTGTTCTTAAGCAAGCAGAAGCAACTACAGGAGATTATTCTATTTTCGATACTCCTGACCAAGCATATACAATAACAAGAAATAATAGGGTCTATTAATGCCACTAGTATCGAGAACTATACCAAACTTAGTTCAAGGTGTTTCTCAACAACCTGAGATACTTAGATTAAGTTCTCAAGCTTCTGAGCAAATCAACGGTTTCAGTTCAGTTGTTGAAGGTCTAAAGAAAAGACCACCAACAAATCACATAGCAAAAATTAGTAATACTTCTTTTACTAATCCTTTCCTACATACGATTAATAGAGATACAACAGAAAGATATGTTGTTGTTATTGAAAATGGTTCTATACGAGCATTCGAAGTTGACGGCACAGAAAAGACAGTTGTTTCACAAACAGGAGCAAATACTTATTTAAATTCAACAAATCCAAGACAAGACTTTGTTTGTGTTACTGTTGCTGATTTTACTTTTGTCTTAAATAAATCAAAGACAGTAACAATGAAAACTTCAACATCACCTGCTAAAATAGAGCAAGCAGTTTATACAGTTTTACAAGGTGTCAATAGCACTGAATATTCTATAACTATTGACGGCACTACATTTACTCACACAACTTCATCTAGCGGAACAATATCAACAAAAGGTATTAGAGATGCATTAAGAAGTGCAATAAGTTTACCAAATATTTCTGTAGCTAATATAGGAGATAGTTCATTTTCTATAATAAAATCTTCAGGCACATTAACTACTTCTGCTTCTGACGGTTTTGGTGACCAAGCATCACAGGTAGTAAAAGATGAAGTACAAAGTTTTTCTGACTTACCATTGCCTGCTATTAATAACATGGTTGTTTCTGTTGTTGGTGATGCACAAAATGCTTTTGATAATTATTATGTAAAATATGAAGAAGACAATCGAGTATGGAAAGAAACTGTAGAACCTAATACATTAATTGAAATAGACGAACAGACTATGCCACATGTTCTTATTAGAACTGCTGACGGTAATTTTAGATTTACACAAGTAGACGGCACAAACTATACAATCAATGCAACAAATTATAGTGTGCCTGCTTTTGGTAATAGAGTTGCAGGTGATTTAGAAAGTTCACCTAATCCTAGTTTTATTGACAGAAAAATTAATGACATGTTTTTTCATAGAAACAGACTTGGATTTTTAACAGACGAGAATGTTGTTATGTCAAGAGCAGGTGAATTTTTTAATTATTTTCCTGAGACAGTAACACAAATATTAGACACTGACCCTATAGACATAGCATCAACTCATACTAAAGTTTCTATATTAAGACATGCAATATCTTTTGATGAACAACTATTAGTGTTCTCAGACCAAACACAATTTATGATACAAGGTGGTGCAACACTAACGGCAGGTAATGTATCAATAAATGTTACTACTGAGTTTGAATCTTCTAAAACTGTTAAGCCTGTAGGAGCAGGCTCTAACGTATTCTTTATATTTAAAAAAGGTAACTTCTCAGGTGTAAGAGAATTTTTTATAGCAAGTGATACTGATACAAAAAAAGCAGACGACATAACTGCTAACGTACCTAAATTTATTCCTGCTAACGTATCTAAATTAACTACTGCAACAAACGAAAATATGTTGATAGCATTGTCAGATGACGAGCCAAATGCATTGTATGTTTTCCAAAGTTACGTTGCACAAAACAAAAGACTACAATCTGCATGGCACAAATGGACATACGGAACTAGCACAACTGATACAATACTAAGTGCAGAGTTTGTTGAAAATATTTTATATTTAGTGAATGAAAGAAGTGACGGTGTATATTTAGAAACACTAGACATTTCACCTGCGGTTGTTGACACAGGTTCTAACTATCTAACACACTTAGATAGAAAATTAGATAACACACAGATTACTGAAAGTTATGATGCAAATACAAATCAAACAACAATCACACTACCTTATACAATAACAAACACTATGAAAGTTGTTGGCCGTTCAGGTGCAACAAACAAAGCAGGTAGAGAAATAAATACAGTATCACAATCAGGTACAAGTATTGTTGTTACTGGAGATATAACATCATTTAATTATTTTATAGGAGAACAGTATGAATTTTTATTTCAGTTCTCACAACAATTCGTACAGATAGCAGATAGTCAAGGTTCTAGAATTTCTGTAAAAGAAGGTAGGTTGCAAATAAGAAACTGGTCAGTGTCATTTAATGATACAGGTTTCTTTAAAACACAAGTTACACCAGTAGGTAGAGATACTTCTACAACAACATTTACAGGAACAATAACAGGTACAGGATTACTGGGTACTGTTAATCTAGAAGACGGTGATTATGCTTTTGCGGTTCAGTCCGAAAATGACAAGCTAACTATTAAGTTACTTAACGATAGTCACCTTCCTTGCAATTTTATAAATGCAAACTGGGAAGGATATTATGTTACCCCAACACAACGGATTTAGTTATTTTAAAAGTAGTACGTTAGATGATATGCGATTTCTTGCACCTCGTTTACGATACGAAGACAAACAAGAAATATTATCACTAGTTGGCCTTGCGCCACTACAAGCAATGTTACTGTCGTATAAAACTTCAGAAACTTGTTACACTATTTTTAATCCTAAAGATGTGCCTGTTGGTGCATTTGGAGTAACCAGTAATGGTGCTATATGGATGTTAGCAACAAACGATATTGTTGAAATACAAATAGCATTTTTAAAACAATGTAGAGACATTGTAAATTTTTATAATAAAAAACATCCTCTTTTATGGAATGTTGTTGATTGTAGAAATAAGCTTCACATCAAATGGTTAGATTGGTGTGGATTTACATTTATATCAAAAAGAAAAATAGGAGTTCTCAATAAAGATTTTTATGAGTTTGTAAAATTATGTGCGTACCACTAGCTTTAGCAGGTCTTACTTCTGCTCAAACACTTACAGCGATTAGCTTAGCAACTTCAGCAATCGGATTTGTGCAAAGACAGAGAGCAGAAAGAGCAGAATATAAAAGACAACAACAACAAAATGAAATAGCTAGAAACAATGCTATCAAAAGATATGCCAGTGAAAGCTTACGTATTAGACAAGTACAAGAACAATCTGCTCAAAAAGAATTAGAAGGTGTACTACTAACTAGAAAAAAAGAAGCAGAATTTGTAACACAAGCAGGTGCTAGAGGATTAGCATTAACAGGTTCAACTAATAGATTGCTAGAAGATTATTATAGAACACAAGGTAATTATGTTGCATCATTAGAAAGAAATATGAACATCAATGTTGCACAATATAAACGTAATCTAGATGCGATACAATTTGGCCAAGAAAGTCAATCTACTTATGTATCACCACCTAATCCAATATTGAATTTTGCTTCTAGTGCAATGAATGTTGCTAACTCACACTACGGTAGAAAATATGAAAAAGAATTTAAATATGATTTAGAGGACACAGTGTAATGGCTAAGGGATTTAACACACCACAACTTGATTTAAAAAGAGAGTTACCAGACGTAGTTTCTAGAGATTTTAATTTATTTTATAAACCTGAAGCTGAGCCTGAAATTGCAGGATTAAAAAATTTTACAAATTCTCTTAGTAATTTTATGGAAGGTGCATTAACTACAGGAAATTTAGTAGCTGAGCAAAAACAAAAAGAAACTAGTGAAGCTGAAGCCGTTAAATTTTATAACCAACAAGTACAAAATAAAAAAGGTTTTAACAGTGCAGTAGATAAAGGTGAAATACCTAGAGAAGCAAATCCATATTATATTGAAAAGTTACAAGAGTTAGAATTAGGAACTAAAGTACAAGAGTTCAAAGGTATATTTGCAAAAAGATACGCAGAAGAAAACTTAGCAGAGAACACAGACCCTAACGCATTTAATTTAATTTATGAAGAAGAATTAAAAAAATTTATAAAACAAAATAATCTTGGTTTATATGATGCAATAACTTTAGAAAAAAATTTCTTTTCTAAAACTACAAACTTTAGAAACAATACAGAAAATGAACATATTAATAATCAACTTGTAAAGATAAGAGAACAATTTGATAAAAATTATAAAACTGGAGTACAAGAGTTCTTTGACCCTGACAGTAATGATTTCGTAAAAATGGGTCAAGACATATCTACTTTTATAAAAGAAGCAGTTGAGAGTGGTATGTCTAAAACAAAAGCAAGAGACTTGTATATGGAAAGTTTAAAAGAATATGTAGAACTAACAGGCGATTTAGAATTTGCAAGTAAACTTATAAATGAATTGCCTAAACATATAAAATTAGGAACTGATGTATTAGGTAATATAAACTCATTAAAAGATGATTTTAGTTTTC